GCAGTACCTACAGACGAGCTGACCATTTTCCCAGGTTACCCCTTCCTCGCATAGCTGTCCATGCCGCTCGCAGTATCGAACCTCTTTTAGCCATTCGCTTAGGTCCACTGGCCCCAGCAGCGGCTCACATGAAACGAATCTCACCGCTGCCGGTATTTGAAGCAGTACCGGGATGCGCTCGTCTGCGGCCTTCTGGTTTTCGCAGGTGACACCGAGCCAGAGTTTTAGGCCGTGCCTCATCCACAACACAGCCGGAACCCCCCTTTCCCGGCAGGATTCAAAATATAACTGCATCCGTTCCGGCCTTTTTGTGAGTATCAAGTACGTATGTTGTGGTGCAGAATAAGCAGCGTTGATAACCCTATCTACGTATTCATCACCCACATCCTCATGAAACAAATCCCCCATGCTTCCCACAAACACCCGCCTTGGCTTCTTCCAGCGCAACGGCTCATTTAACCGCTCCGGATGCAACGTCACCCGAAACGGATCATTCTTTGGATACCCGCACCGCCCAGCCAAGCGCCTGGCAAAACGTTCTGCATAGCAGTTTTGGCAGCCGGGGCTAACTTTGGAGCACCCAGTAACTGGCGACCACGTTGTTTCTGCCCACTCTATCTTTGTCTTATTCATATCAACCAACCCCTAACGATTTCCCCGACAAGCATTACCGCTATCAGGGAAAGTACAGCATATGTCACCTTTTTCTCCCGCTCCGAATCCTCTCTCCCCAACCAATTGCCAACAGTATCTATTAACTTGTTAATCATTTCGCCGGCCCCTCACATTCCTTTTGTAAAATCCACTTTAATCAACTTCAGAACCCTCCCGTTCCAATAATCCGCAAACATGCTCGCATTCGTCAATTAAGTCGCAATCACCACAACAATCCATGTCCCGCAAACAAGGATTATTGTGAAAACACTTATCATAACACATGCCCCATTCATAAAAGTTGCAGTCTTTATGGTCTTTGAGTTTATTCACTCTCCAACACCCCCTCCGGCGGTACCCACTCCCACAGTCTCTGCCTACCTTTTGCCGGTACCGACTCTGGTAACGGTTTTATATCTTCCAGGATCCACGCGTAGCGGCCGGGAGTATAATCTCCAAAGTGACATTCGTTGCTATTAACAGGTAAATATTGAAAATCAAACGGACAATGACCTATGAAAATATAGCAGCCATTATTCCCAAGTATTTTTAAGCAGTTTACTAAGCGGCAGGTGGCGATAACGCAACCAAAGCTATATCTTAAAGCTATTTTGCCATCTATTTCATGATGTATCGGCGCTAAAGCCGAAAAGAACGGTTCCTGCCATGCTAAATTCATGTGCCAAGGCCGCCTGCTCTTGCTTGCATGGATAGCCAATGGGCCCCTGTAATTTGTGTACCAGGATCGAGTTTCAATCTTCTTTTTCCCAAGGGTAATTAGGCTTGCCCAGGGTTGGTGTAATGTAATAGCTTTCATTACGCTGGCCTCCTTTGAAGCTGCATGTGCAGCTTGTCCACCTTCCTGCTCTGCTCCAATACCTTTGGGTGCGTGCGGCCCAGCTTGGCAGCCAAGTTAATCATTTTCCCGCGCTCTATGATGAATTTTTTATTTATCTCAAAAATGGTCATATTCTAACCACTCCCTGCATAAAATAACCTGGGGTAGTATATTCTGGAAGAATGAGTAACCGTTTTAAAGCGGGGTACCAACTTGGAGCTCGGCACCCCGCGGGACTAATTTTTAGCGACGTACACTTCCTTTCCAGTTAGCTCTTGTATCTCTCGCTTGAACTGCTTGGCATTGCTGTTGTCATCGCTCAAATGAAGTAGCCATATTTGCCGTACCCTGCTTAAATCATTTGCTTTCAGAAAACCCTTTACGTTTTCCAGGCTGAAATGCGAGCGAATTAGCCTCTTAACCTCCCGCTGCACAATGCCGCTCCTGACATTTCGGTGCAGGATCCCTGTATCGTAGTTGCACTCCACCATAATGTGTGTGAGCCCACGAAACCGATACCGGATATAAGCTGTGTCGGTAGCAAACAGTAATTTCTCGCCGGTCTCGCTGGCCAACAAAAACCCCAGCGGCTCTGCCGCATCGTGTACTGTTTCAAACGGCAGGACCGTCCAGGTGTCGATCTGAAACTGCTTCCGTGTTCGGATTAACCTTATCCGGTGACCCTGAACTCCAAGCGCTTTTGCTGTTCCCAGAGACATGTAACAGTTTATTCCCGCTTTCAATATATCGCTGACGGCCCTGCAGTGGTCCTTGTGCTCGTGGCTGACCAGGCAGCCGGCGATTTCTGATACTCGGAAGTTCAACCACCGCCTTATATCTTGAAACCTTACTCCGCACTCCAGCAGCAGCGGGGTAACGCCGTCGGTAACGTGGTAGCAATTACCCCGGCTGCTGGAGGCAAGTACTCTGATATCCATCAGAATCCCGGGCCGCTGGCGGCCGCTTCGTCCAAGCTCATTTGCTGCATGTTTTGAGGCGGCGCATTGTGTTTTGCTCTTTGCTGCTCTTTAGGGTATTCCGGCTGTTTAGTCAATTCTGGTTCCTCTTCATTCTTATCCGGCTCATTGTCATCTGTAACTTCGCCCTCTACATCTATAACCTCGCCGTTTGCGTTGGCCTGGACCTCCTCCTCAAATTTAGCTTCTTCCGCGATCTCGTCTGCCCGGTTAAAGCGGTCCAGGACCAGGCTGCTGTCGTTCGACGAGTTGATGTAGGCCTTGCAGGTACGGTTAATAACCGTCTTTTTGGCCATTTCTTCCGTAAATTGCTGGTGAGTGCCGTTTCCGTTTTCTCGGTACATCTGAGACTTTTTCCAGGCCTGCTTTATCTGGTCCATCGTCATTATCTCGGTGTATTCCGGCCGGTCGTCGAACACAATCGTGCAGTAGGCCGCGACGATATTGTTTTTATCAACGTTTTCCAATTTTTGAGCGTGATTGGTAACGTATTTCCGACCGCGCTCGATTTTGTATTCAAACTCATCACCTTGGTAAACAACTTCTGCATAGATATCTTTTGCATTTGTAACCTGCTTGGTCACGGCCATGGTTCCGAAGTACGAACGCAGGAAGACGAGCTGATTCCCGAAAACAATGAAGTATCCCTGCTTCTTGGCCGGGTTCAGGCCCTGCACAACCATATCCAGCAGGGAATTTGCGATGCTGTCTCTCGTGCAGACCTGGAGCGCCGGCTTTTTGTTTTTGTCAACCGTATTCTGCAGAATCAGCCACGCCGACTTCATTGCATTGTGAGGGCTGTAATTCGGTGGAAGGTGCAGCTCCCCACGCTCAAGAAATTGATTTACTTTTTTTTCAACAACATCAACGACGTCTTTCTTTATCAGTGCCAGCTGGTTGCTTCTGTTCTCGTTACCCATCTTTTAAACAGCCTCCTTAACGTAATCTTGTTTTTGGTAGGGCGTTTCATATTCCACCCTCATTTTTTTGTCCGGCTCGCTTACAATCAGGCTTATCACCTGGGCCCGGGTCTCAATAAGCCTGGTCACCGCTTCCCTGTTGTCAACAAATATCGGCGCTTCAAAGCCGTAGTGCTCGGACAGGGTATTGATGATATCCAGGCCCACATTTATGCGTGCCGCGTTGTTCAGGCCGCTACTGTAAGGCACTCCGTTATAAAGCGTTTCGCAGCACTCCACTACTCCGCCGTTAATCTGCACGTCAAACAGCTTGAAGCGTGCGTATTTGAAGCGGCTGTTGATTTTTTCTTCCAGCAGGTTTACTTTAGTGCGGATAAACTGCTCGGTCAGGTAGAGTTCCTCTTCAAGCTTTTCATATTCCTTGGCCAGATTGCGCTCCTGGTCTTTCAGTTCCTGGATACGCTTTTCGCCCAATTTGAAACGTTCAATATCAGCTAGAACGCTTTCTGCCTGCATAATCTGCTGTTCCAGGTGGACAATTTCTTCCCGGATCTTTGCGATTTCATCCTGCCGCCCGCTTTTGAGAGCGGCAATGGCCGCCTCTAGCTCCTGCTTTTGCTGTAACTTCTGAATATAAACCGGGTCGTCGGCGTATTTGTCCGCGTATTGGCGCAGGGATACGATCTCCCTGCTCAAATCACCAGTTTTGGAATCCATATCGGCTAGTTTCGCCCGGGCATCTTTGAGCTGTTTTTCAATATCTGCGTTTTCAGCGACCAGTTCTCCGACCTTGGCCTTGAGTTCTTTGCCTTCAGCGGTAATACTCTCCAGGCGCTGGGCTTTTTCGCGGTTAAAAGCAGCCTGCGCCTTATCCCTGGCCTCGGCCAGTTTTACTGGCAGCAGAGGTTGGCCGCAGGTAGGGCAAATATCGTCCTGCTCAAAGATAAACTCCTGGGAGTTAACCTTGTGCCACTCCTGCCGGAGTTTATCCATCTGCTGCTGGTAACGCTGTGAGGCCTCTTTGTTTGATTGTAGAGACCGCTCCAAGCTTTTGATGTCGCCCTGCAGTTCATAGAACTGTTCCCGTGCCTTACTAAGCTGCTTTTGCTTTTCTTGGATCTGGTCTTCATAACGAGTCTGGTATTGATATTTAATTTCCAGCAGCTGACCTTCCACTTCTCGCAGCGCCCTGGTTTTCTCAGCTATTTCACCGCCGGATTCAATGCGGGAAATTTGCAGTTGTCTTTGTTTAACGATATCTTTCAGTGAGGATATTTTTTGTTTGGTTTCATCCAGGTCAATGCCTGCAATATCCGGCAGGCTGCGCTGCACTTCGTCAATCCGGACCGGAATTCTTTCAAGCTCCTTGTTGATTTTTGCACGCTTGGCGGCGATGACTTTGCGGTGGTCATCCAGGGAGCGGCCCTGTAGGATATCCGGCAGCTTTGACAGGGCTTTGTCAGCAGCAATAACTTCCATATCGGAAACGTCGCCGCACACTTCCAACAGGATTTTCCGCCGCTCCTGCCAATGTAACTGGGTGTTAAAATAGGTGGGATTGGTGAGAAGCTTAAAGATGTTTTCGTCGGCTATTTCAGAAACGCGGTCAGTGTATTCTTTCTTTTTCACGGGCACGCCGTCAATAAAGTGGTCCGTCGTGTGGCCGGTGAAGGTTCTCTCCGCACTCCTGCGCTTCTTGGTCCACTTCTCGCGGAACACTTTGCGCAGGGTTAGCTTCTTACCGCCGATCTCGAACACTCCCTCGACCTCGTGGTTCAGGCCGTGGAGGACCTGGCCGTTTTCGTCAAGGGTCTTAATTTCAAAGTCCTTGCGGTTTTGTGAGTCTTTGTCGAAAAGTAGCCAGATAAAGGCATCGAAGAGGGTTGTCTTGTATGTGGCGTTATCTCCGTAAACACTGCAATTGTTTCCTTGTGGCTCTAGGATAAAAGAACGGCAGCCTTTGAAATTTTTAAGAGATAGCTTTAAAATTTTCACGTCTTACTTGCCTCCTTTTGTTACCCCCGACCCCGATCTGAGCCAACACCCGGGGCCGGGGAAACTTTATTAACCAGCCTTATCAATCTCCTTCAGCCACTCGCTTATGTCCTGAGCGCACCATTTACATACTCTGTCAGGCATCATGTTTGACTTATCGTGCCACTTTCTGCATATCACACATTGCCTCGGTTCGTAAACATCAAGCCCCTTAGCCATGTCGTCCATCATATTTACAGCCAGGTCCGCTTCTCCCTCGTTAATCATCGCCTTTAGTGTTTTCAGGACGCCGCTGAAAACTTTTGCGCTTTCGGCTGTTATGTTAGCTTGGTTGATATCCATCTTTAAAGTCCTCCAATCCTTCCCGCTGCTCTTACAGCCGCCCAGGCCATCCAGCCGACCGCGGCCGCCGTCGCCAGGGTGACTGCTATCACGACATAGCTTTCGACAGCCTTGGCCCACGCCAGCGCGCTCAGGGCTCTTGCTACTTTTTTCATCTCGAAGCACCACCTTGGACGAGTTCTAATTTGCTTTTTCTCGCCTCATATTCAATATTACCGATGAGTATGGTGAGTACTTCAAGCAGCCCTATGACGCATGCCGATAAACTGTATTTTTCTATTAGTTGCAAGACTTCTTCTTCAAAATCTGCTTGTTCTGTGATGAGCGAGTAATCTTCCTTTGCCTGCAAAGCCGCTGTTATTACAACTGTATTTTCGTAGGG